TGTCAGATATTTCAAAGAAACGGGTGAAGAGACGTACCATCCAATTAGTACGAAGACCTACCTAGTCTTTTTTTTCAGGAAGTATAGCACCTGTTGTGAGATAGTGTTGTGTTAAAGGACTATCAGGCTGATAACTGTTACTCTCTGAACGAAGCGAAGACTTGGATTTTGTTTTGGATTTTTTTTGGATTTTTTTTTTAGTTTTTTGATGTCTCATCAAAACTATATTTAGCTCTGTTGATCAAATTCATCTGCACCACTATGGCCTGTGCATATGCCACTGCGTGTGATTTCTTGAAGAAATAACTACCGTCTGTTGGACGCACCCAAACTTCTTTCATTATGTCCACCCAGTCTTTGTGCATGAGGTGTCTCTTTGCTGGACGTATAATTGCCAATACAGCCGCAAGTTGTTCTATGGTCTTTGGTTCCAGTTTGGACACTATGTTGTAGTGGCCATTTAGGTGGAAAAGGTTTTCCACGATCTTTGGATCTTTCAGCATGTCCCATTCCGGTTCCTGTATCATGAGCTCGACAAGTTCCTGTTCTGATTTCACGTCCTTGTATATGTTCACGTTCAAGCAATCTATCTTGAAGTAACCTCTGTCTTCCGCTTGTTTGTAATCTAGACTCGCATGTCCTGTTACAGGATGTTCAGGCACTGCATGGAAGTACACTCCGGTCTTGTGTTTCTCTGATTTGCCATCTTTGATCATTGATGCTGGTGTGTGTTTGAACAACTTCAATGTGTTGTCTCTGTCAAAGAAATCTATATCAACATCAGGCATTATAATTCCTCAGCAATTCCTAAAAGTTCTGCAACTAATAATCCACCAGCAAGCCAAATGATTCCTCCGCCAAATAGCACTGCGGCACATCCGGCAATACGAACAATGCTTTTGACCATGCTTATGTAAAAATGTTTTTTACTTACGTCAACTGGTTCAGGCATCAGTGTACACTCCCTTTGTCTTTTTCTGCGTGTTGAATCATTTTATCACGTGAGCCAGGTTGTAACACCTCTAACACGTCAAGCAGTTTTCTGTATCCTTCTGTTTTCAATATGTCTTTGTCAACTTTTGGCATTATCACTCTTCCTATCGATCCGTCCTCTTTGATTATCACAGCACAGTCGCCGTCATCAAACTCCAAGTTGTCGGAAACTTCTAAGTCTATCTTAGACAATCTTGGCCTCCCTTGCTGTGTCCTGTACCAGCATGTGATCCGCTGGATAACTCTTCAACTTGCTTGGCCAGAAACTTGGGTTTATGAATCTTTCTATCATTTGTAATTGTTCGTCGTTGAATGATTTTAACATTCTTTTGCCTGCGTTGCAACCAAGCAACAACCAGGGACTAATCTTTCCCTGCTGTATGTGTTGCACCGCTCTGTTCTTGTTCACAAGCCTGAAGTAGTCAGACCATTGTGCGTTCTGTTCCGTGGCCCAGTCCATCATGGTCGCAATGCTTCTCTGTAGTGCGGCCTCGACAGGTTCCGACTTCAGTGCCTCGATCAAATACAATTCGTAGAGGTCATCCCTGGCCCAATGATCCAGTTTAACTTTTGACTGTAACACATAATCAATATATTTTTCAGGATATAGCGGATTGATATGCATGATGAATCTACCAAACTTAACAAATGCGTTGTAGTAAGAACTCTTTACAAAGTCGTCGTATGTTTTTGTCTTGGAGTTGTGTTGGTGTATCTGATAGAATCTTTGGAACACCATGAACGCATTTACTACCCATTTCTCATCACGTTGCAGGTATCTCCTCTTGGGCTCACACAGGTGTACTTGCAGTGTGCGTTCCTTAGCAAACTCCTTGCCACAGTATGTGCATTTATTTGTCGATGCCATATGCTTCTATCAGTTCCTCTAGTTCTCTGTCAGTTATTACTTTGTCCAACGTCTCTAGGTCTGCTTCCTTCCAAGTGGGGTATATGGCTTGCAGTTTCTTAAGACTCTTGTTGGGTACACGCTTCATAGGTTTCAGCCACGGATGGAACTGCTGTGTCTCTGCACCACACATGGCGGTCAGTATCCATAACAGTTTCTTGTGTTTCCCCAGTGTGAAGCAGTGTTTGTTCACACATTCGTTCACCATCTCAATGTAGTGTTCCACGTAGAACGGATCCTTGGATGACACGTTGGAAACGTATCTCATCAACATGTATGGCGAGTATAAGGATTTCTCCTTGTCATCAATCCTGTCGAAGTAGTCCTTGTTCCTGAAGTCTACCGCTTTCAGTCCGTTCCTTAAATCAAAGAATTTTCTATTTTTTTCTGCTGGCATATTTTAGTGCAAACATCGTACAATCTTTCGCTGTTGCAAATGTTAATTTTAGTTTCTTGTTTTTGTGTTGTAAACCTGAAAATTGGAATTTGTGTTTCTTAATGAAATCAAAGAAATTGTGCATCCAATCTTCATCCATCCACACAGCGATCTTGTTGCTGGTTATCAGGATTGGTGCATCTATTGTTATTGTTTTCCTACCAGACGGAGCCATAGTCCACCTGTTCACACTGTCTCGAGATGTCCTTGACGAAGTAGGCACACACGGGTTTTGGACCATTGTTTAAAGGTACAGCCAACATCTGTCCTGACTTGATCTTTGGGAAATACCATTTCACTTCTGTGTATATGTCTACAACATCTATTGTATAGAAGTCTGGTTTGGGACTTGATAACGGGTTGAATGTGAAAGCATCAAACCCTCTGTCGTTTAGACTTGTAATTGGTAACACGTGCATCTCAGATTGTCCTGCCTCACCTATCAGCATCTTCCAATCCAGTGGCATCTTTATCTTGTATGGTCCAATCTCCAACACCGCCGCCGGTGCGTTGAAGCTCTCCAAGAAGATCAAGGGTATGTAGAAGAAATCCGGATTTGCTGGATCTGAATTGTCCAGCACTGCGAATCTAAGTTTCTCATCCACCCACTCGGGTATCTTTTCTAAGGTAAATGCTTTGTTATCAAGTGTAAGGATTTTCATAATTTATCTTTTCTATATTATACGGGTAATTGGCCTCTTTGTAAAACTTTTTCCTTGCCCCCAGGTGCCTTTTCGCAAACTTGCAACTGCTGGTAATGTCCCAGATCTGAACGCTGTCCTTGTCTTCCGCTTTCCTGATCCCACGTCCTATGCTCTGTATGACCCTCACGAACGACTTGCCAGGCTCTATGAGAACAAGATTAAAAATCCTAGGAATGTTAATGCCAACAGCGGCAACTCCATATGTGGCAATAATAACTTTATTTGTTGCAGTAGATATTTCATCGTATTGTTCCTTCCTGTCTGTGTTTTTGGTTGATCCGGATACGAACACCGCATCCTCGATCTGCTCTTCTAAGATCTCACCTGCGGATATCCTGTCCACCAGTATCAGTGTGTTTCCTGAACTTGATATGTCCTTGATCGTATTGGCCACCCATTTCATTCTGGTCTTGTCCGTGGTCAACCATTTCAATTCCTCGCCGTAAGTTTTGAATTGTGGATGATCCTGTGTCTGCAACACATTCACGTGACAGTTTGCCAACACACCTTTGTCTTGCAGTTCGCTGGCCTGTATCCTGTTAGATACATCACCTATGCTACATTTCAATCCCATGAATTCGTAATCTGCCTTTGGCACGGTACCAGTCAGTCCCCAACGTATGCCACAGTGTGCGAATGGTCCGGTTAGCAATCTCTTCAGTACATCTGCCTTGGCCATGTGCACCTCATCTATTATCACTGTGTTGATGCCTTGTATGGCTTCTAAGAAATCCGTCGTGTGTTCGTCCTTGCTTTTCTTCTCTAATACATTTAATGATTGCCAGGTTGCTATGGTGTTGAACCTGCCCAATTCCTTCCTGTCACCGTAATACACACCCACGTCTAGGTTACAAGCAAGGAAGTCCTCTTCTGTCTGTGTGACGAGGCTCTTGTTTGGAACGATGGTCAGTGTACGACCGTATGGTTCGACTAATTGGCACAAGGCCGCTGTGATTATGGTCTTACCCGCACCAGTGGCTATCTCTTGTATGCTCTGTGGATGTTCTATGAACTTGTTGATAGTCTCCACTTGGTAGTCTCTCAGTTCTATTGGTTGTCCCGCGGCTGGATGATTCTCTGGCCAGGTTATGTGTGATAGATAATTTTTGTCTACTTGCTTGAATTCGAAATTGTGTTGCTCCCGTCTGTCCTCTACATCTATGTACACACCGCCTTCGTCCAGTATGGGAAGTATTTGGTCGACTAGGTTGAGATATGTTGTCCCACCCAAACCAAAAAATGATACCTTACCATCCCACCTGCCCAACTTCACTGCTGGTAGATGTCTCGCATATGGTATTTCGTATTTGAATTTGTTGGAGAGTCTCTTACGCCATTCGAGGCTTAGGTTCTCGAACTTCACGTTCACTTCGTCTTTTATTACTAGTTTACAACTGCTCATTCTAAAGTTTTACTATTATGTGATCATGCCAATCCCAACTACTCGGTTGGTGATCACTATAATACAACTTTTT